CATTAACTTTATCAATAACTCCACTTATATTATCTTCACCTTGGAAGTTAATGTTAACGTCTTGATTATATTGATCCATTAGAACCCCATTAATTGATTTATACTTGTTTTCTTACCGTCTACGATTATCTCCTGATCTAGATCATTATTAATAACATAATCATTCCAATCTCTTTCTACTTCCTCAGCATCTCGAACTGATGGATCTTTACGTAACTCAGTTGTCTGATTAATCAGATCATGTATCTCCAGATCATCTAGTGAGTTAACTAGTAGTAGTGCATTCTCAACACCACCATATATCTCAATTAATGCCGCTAAATCTATAGCGTAGGAACTTCTGGTTGTTCCTGTGTCATTTTTTTTATTGCTTCACCACTATCTCCTCGATAATTAAGTTGATGTAACTGACTGATGAGAGATGGCTTGTACCATGTTTCAGCTTCAATCATCTTACCGATATTAGTGTATTGAGCTATTTCTTCAGGTGTAGATGTAGTGAAGAATATATTACTTAACTGTTCTAAATTATCCTCAAGTAACTCTAACTTGACTGCTCCATCTCCAACTACTGCTAGTAATTTAGATGTAGTTTCAATTACACTCCAACACGCATCATCAGCAACACAAGCCCCGACATTAGCATTATGAGTAAGAAAAAAGTAGAGGAGTTTCTGTTGTAGTACAATTAAGTCCTTTAACTTAGTGCGAGTTACACGCTTAACTGTATCTATAGTTCCGTCACTGTATGTTATATCAAAGTTATTCATAGATTTAAATAGTAGATTATTCATCTACTATTATTACATTAATTAGTTACAACCAACTTGAATAGGTACATAATTCCATTCATAAGGGAAACAGACACCTGGAACATCATTAATGAAGAATGGTATTTCAATTGCATCTGCCTTCGGATCAAGTGTAGATCCCGTGTAACTAGGTGTTACGTTATCACATTTAAAGTGAATTACTTTATTAGCCTTCGTAATTAGTAATGCACTAACTTTATGTGCGCCAACTACGTTATCACTAATACCAGTTCCAGTAAATGTTTCAGTTGTAGTTAAACTAACTGTTTCATTTGCGGTAACGAGATTATTAGAGAACTTAACATTGAGAGATGCTCCAACTGCAAATGTATCATCTGTAGTTGCACTAAAACTCGCAATACTAACTTGAGTTAATTGAACTGAGAGATTATTACGTTGAACAGATGCTTTACTAGGAGCGTTAAGTGCAACACCATAACCTAGAAAACCAGTTGTAACTGCCGCATAGTTATTCTGAGTTACTTGATAACTCTTAACTACATCTAATGTGCCAGTCTTAGCATCAAATTGATTGCCAATTTTAAATTGCAGGATCTCTGGTTGCATATAGGAATAGACAACTCGCAGAACTGGCATACGTCCAGTAATGTAACTACCAGAACGAGTCATTTCACCCTGGTTATTTTGAGTTGTTTGAATCTTTTCTTCAATATTGTTATCAATTACAAATCCAGTTGGAGTAGGTAGATGTAATAATGCACCATCAGATAGACGAGTTAACTTTAAATTAGCAACGCCTTTAATAGTGTCGTATAATTTACCGATTGTCATAATTGTAGCCTTAACAAATAGTAGGTTGACCTTCTGTTACGTTGAAGGAGAAACGGAGGAAACTATAAATAGGAGTTCCTAACTCATTCATTAATGTTCTGTATTCGCAACGTTTAGAAGTTGGTTCTATAAATACAGTTATATCATGTAATGCAAAACTAAGTACCTCATTAATATTATAATCAACCCAATTTAAATAAGGTAATAATACCTCTAGATTAGGTAACACTAATGAATAGTGAACTTGAATAGAGCTAAGTCGTTTATTACTAACAGTGTATTGTGAACTAGTTCTAAATACTTTAATTAGTGGGAAGTCTTGCACAGGTACATTAAACGCATCATATAAACGATAGCTATTAATAATAGGTACAGTTAATCCTTCGTCATTAGCACGTCTATTAAGTTCACGTTTAAGATAGTTAGCTATATGTCCAGTTAAGTAATCTTCATTAATCATGGTTTCAGCAACACCTTAACTATAGACTTAATTAACTCTTCGTATTTAGTAGTAGGTCTAGATAACTTCGCTACGTTAGGAATACCTTGATTAACTCTAAGTTTAATTGGATAACTAACTTCATCTAATATAAGTGGCGCAATATCACGATCTCCAACTGTGTAATCTCTCATCGTTTTAAATTGATTACTTAACTCAGTTAACTTATCACTGTTTATCTTCACCAGTATATATCTCCTTTACCTGTTTCATTAATAAACTCAACATCACGAAGTGCTGCTAACTTAGGTCTAGTTGTAACGTACACTTCAAGTCGAGTTATAGTATCGTCATAACTACTTCTATTAACTTCACCTGTTAATCTAATTGGTTGAGGTTGTGCAACTCCAACATTAGTTGCTACTAGAGGCATACCGGGAATGTATATGTTATGACCAGTAGTTAACATCGCCAGTAGACTGTATGCGTGTAACTTAGTATCTGTACTAGTTCCCGCCACATCACCACCTAGTTGCGCCATTCCAGTTCCTATGAAGTGGATACGCAGTAACTCCGCTATTACTAGATCATCAACAATAGTAGTTAGTATTGAGTGATTATTGATTAGCGGTAACTCATATATCTGATTGAGTATTAAGTTAAGGAACTCCTCTTGTTGTTCGATAACTTCATCAACCAGAACATCATCAACTTCATTACTAGGTAGACTACTATATGGTGCAGATTGATATTGACTTGGTTTGATATTAAGTCGCGCCTTCAATTTGCGCCCGATTGATTCCTTATTGCAGTAGATAGGTGTATAGGTCATTTATTCACCTTTAGCTATTTTTCTAGCTGCTCTGAGGAAATTAAGTCGTCGAAGGTCATCTTTCGTGCGATTTACTAATTTGAGCCAACCACGAAGTTCACGACTTATATTAGTCCCAGTTGATGCTAACTTTTGACCTACTTTAACTGTATCTTTAGTTTCTTTGTAGTTGATTCCCTTTTTTTTCTTACGCTTAACTTTATCTCGACCGCGTTTGAAGTTAGCTGTTCTAATGACAGCACTCCTATTGATATCTGTCATTAGGAACATATTACACCTTAGTTATTTCAGTTGTCTCAATTAAGTCACGTTGTTTAACTACTTGCTTCTTAACTCTCTCTGGACGATTAGCAGTACCAGCATCTATTTCATCTACGTTAATCATTTGATATGGTTCTAATGTAATCTCAACTGTTTCAAGTGATTTAACATAAGCACCATTATCTCTAATGTCTTCTGGTAACTGACCATAGAGATAAGGTAAGTTAGCTGGATAGATGTTACCATTACGATCCATGTATTGTTGAATTAAAGTTACTTTAGTTGTTAAGTTCATTAGTTTTCTGGTGTATCACCAGCTTGAGTTAAGAATGTATTTAAATCAATTATATTACCAATAGTGCCAGCACTTAATAATGGAGTTGTACCACCACTAGAATAAGTAGTGGCACTACCTGGAAATACATATTGTTTAGGAATAACAGTTAATGTGTTATTGAGAATATTAAGTGGAATAACGATACGTTGAACGGTTTTAACTACTGTAGTTGTATCATCCTTAGTAATAGTTAAGTTAATATCAACAATAAATTCACCTGTACCTTGAGCAATAGCACCAGTAAATGATAATGCTTTAGATAATGTAGGATTTAGTTTCTCACGGTTGAATGAAGATGAGATAGACATAGTTGTTACGGTAATTGGTTAAGTTAATAATAACATTAAATTAATTCCTCAACATCACCAACTAAAATAACCCCATATCCTGCCAACTCGGCAGGGCTTATCAATATTTGCTCTTGATAGCTAGGGTCTAGTTGAGTCCTTTGAAGTAACGCTATGATGGCATCAAAGTGAGCTTGGGTTAGTTTACCCCCACGTTTTAAAGTAGTTAAATTTCCAATAATCCAATCAGGTCTTTTTTGGACAATAGCATCTAATATCCTTAAATAGACTGGACTCTCAGCTATAGCTAATACTTCATTGTCAGCAACCACCGCAGATACTTCCTCTAAGGTAGTTGTCACAGATACTTGTCCTATTGGCACTGGATTATCTACTAATACTTTATCGTTGAGGTATGAAGTTAATTCCCTGGGAGATAGTTCAGGGAATTGTTCAATTTGAGAAAGCAGCCATTGTTGTTTTGTCATGGTTTTTAATTATCCACTAATATGATTTTCCTCAAGCGACTGCAATGCTATAAAAATTTCCTTGATTACGCTCAAGGGTTTGGCGGTCGGTGGTGGAGAGGACGGTGTCAGTGATTATAAATTCGGACATAGTCATAAGCGCAAATTTGTTAGCATCAAAAACACCAAAAGCGTATGTCCCATTAAAGTTTAGCGGGCTATTGCCGCCCCCTGACAGCGAGGGGAAAACTGACCCATTAAGCCACCCGTTTTGAACAGTTGGCGTTGAACTTAGTGTTGATATGGTTGGTATGTTGTCTGTTGAGAAGAATGATGTTTGCGGAATATTTCTAATTGTGCCGTTTATCCTGATAAGGGTCGGATAGAAGTATCCGCCGTGATAGGTTAGTTCCAACCCCCGTGAGTTTGTATTTTGAGGGGCAAAAACAGCAGCAAGCCTATTCGTCGGAGGCGCTTGCGTGACCATGTTGATCGAAAATTGTGACTGGTTAAATAGAAATCCACTCGGAAGCAAAAGCGAGTCATTAGACCCGTCCCACCTTACTGACGGCTTTCCGTTAAGAGTCTCCAACACGCCATTGTTGACAATGCGCGGCTGCGATCCTGCCGTGGTCTGTGTGGCATGGCGATTATTGCCGCTTTGGTCATACCATATCGTGACAAAGCCGCTGCCAGAACCGACAAATGCCAGCAAGGCAGCAATGTCCAGATCACCGCTGGCGGTGAAGCCAATATCTAATTGTGCATTATCACTACTTCTCTCTACTCTTATAGCTGCACCAGTCCATGAACCGTATAACCTTCTTAATCCATAAGCAACAGAGGCGATAGCCAGAATTAAATCAAGAACACCTTTAAAACGACCCAACACCACCATTCTAGTAGAAGTTCTCATGGTGCAAAACTCCTAGCGCGTATAGTCCCTGTTTCTGAGTTAGCAGCCGGGACAATTGCACCGTTAGTAACCAGATATCCCCACAAACTTGAACTGGTTAAAATAAACAATTGATTTAAGTCTCTAATAACGCCAACAACCTTACCCCCTCCTTTAGCTAAACTCATAGATACGTTGAAACCTACAGGGTCTAGAACAGGGTCAGAACCAATTGTCCAGATACTATTATCTGCAATATTTGTAGGTGCTGTAGGGTATAAGTGTACCGCAAAAGAAGTCATACCTGCTGGTACAGAAGATAGATTGAGAGATATTTCAAAATAAGAAAGGAATATACCTTTACCAGCTTCGCCTATATTTTGAAGTTGGAATAGACCGCCATAAACATCAAAGTTTGGTGCAGAAGCAGTATAAGTTGTGGTGTTAGCAGCGCGAGTAATTGTGGTTGAGGATGCGTAAGCTAATCCCGCAGGTGCAGCAGTCATGCTGACAGGTTGAATATTTTGGAAAAATGTACCTGTAACTGGAATAGATTTACCCCCTGTTACACCTTGTACTGCTACTGCTTTTGTTGCATCACTTCCTGGATTAGCTTGAACGGCTGTTTGATTAGTGGCACTAGCGTCACCACCAGATCCACCACTAATAGCAGTTACGAATTGTAGTAATGCTTCTACCTTCTCATCTTTAGTTAATTCAACGAAGGTCTTATTAACACCATTATCTGCTGCATAAACTTCATTGTATTTATCTATAAGTTGTTGCTTAGTTATTGTCATATTACTTAACTCGTTTGTTGTAACTACCAAATGATTCACGAATTTTAGGTGTTCTACTTGCTCCAAATGCTCGATTACTAAGTCCTTTAGGTTGAGATGGTTGAAGTGGTTTAACAGGTTGACGTGGTTTAAGTCTACTTAATAGTCCAAGTTGATTAGCTTTACGTGCAGCACCTCTAGTTGCATAGGTTTTAGTAACTCCAGTTCTATTATTACCAAGTGATCCAACTTTAGATCCTGCAACACCAGGAACACGTTTAGAAGCAGCTTTTCTAAGTAGATTAAATGATGGTAATTTAAATGCCATATTAATTAATGTAGTTTACTTAATTATAATTGGAAATGTTTAACTTGTAAGAAAAAAGGAGAATGTTATGTATTTTAACTATTTATCAGTTATAATGAGGTGACTTAGATAGTTAGTTAGTTTGTATCTAAGTCAAGTGTAGTTAATTAAGGATGAATTAGTCATGTCAGATAAAATTATTGTACAACCCTCTGTTATTAATGATGTTGAGTTTTACATTACTCCAGATGGACGGGATGCTGGAGTTAGTATTAGTGGATTGGCGCGATTATGTGGAGTTACACAACAAACAATGTCTCAAAGAATAGTAAACCCATTAGCTGATAATACTGGTGTTAGTACACAGCTAAAAATGCTAGAACCTTTACTGGGTAACGTTTTTAGTCCACAGCTAGAAGGAAATAAAGATGGTGGAACTTGTAAAATTATTACATCAACAGCAGCAACTTTAATTATCGAGTATTACGCATTTGAATCTAAAGCTGCTAATGTTACCGCACGCAACACTTATCGTAAGTTGGCACAATATGGTTTCGTTAATTGGGTTAAGGATTTAACTGGTGCTGTTATTAATGATGATAATAAAGCTATTCTTAATTCACTTAAGTTACTAAGCGATAAAGTAGATGAGTTAAGTAATATAACTACAGAATATAAACAACTTAGAAATGCCACAGTAACTAACTTTCCTAATCTTGATGTAATGTTAAATGAGTTAACTGTAACTACGGAACTAACAACTCATAATGGATATGTCATTTTAAGTGACTATATTAAGAGTAAGGGTTTTGTTGCAGATAAATCTACAATGCACAGATTCGCTAACTTAGTTGCTGATACTTATAAGACAACTACAGGTAATAATCCAACTAAAATTAACGTTAAGTTAGGTAAAGGTAGATATAGACCTAATACATCAGCTTATGAAGTTGAAATGATTCCTATGTTAGATATGTGTTTTCGTAAGTTAGTTAATAGTTAATAGAGTTAGGAGTTATTAGTTAACTCCTTTTAATTAACCCAATTGGAAAATCAAATCTAGTAGACTTAGACTTCTTCAATTTCAATTTCATAACCTTTCCAGAGTTTATTTTTATTTGATCTAGTTTCATAAGTAAACTCATGTTGTTTAATGTTATTTATTTTAAAGCTAGTTCCTCTCTTAAATATAACCTCTTCTTCTTTAGGATTAAACCCACGTATATCAACTGCATTAGAGTTATTTGATTTAGATTTAATCTTAAACCTCACTTTAGAGTAGTTAAGGAAATCGTCATTAAATCTTTCATTAGTTGTAGCTGATGTAAATCTAGGTTCAGTTACTATACTTCCGATTTTGTAGTTAGATATTAAATCATTTGGATTAACATCTTTAACATATCTATAAGTCTCACTATTATTTAACTTAGGTAGTCTATCAAATAAGTTATTTAAGTTATTTACAGTTTGTTTAACTTCATCTGTAGCATCACCAGTTATAAGATAGTTATTAATATCGTCATGTCCATCATGTTTAATATATTTATTTAAAGTAGTTTGTTCTAACTTACTTAAGTTATGTTGTTTAACGTATTTATCTTTAATTGCACCAAATAGATTACCTTCATACTCATCGTCTATTTTATTTAAATTAAACTTACTAAACAACTCATTAAAACTAAAGTTACTATTACTTAAATAACTATTTAACTCGTTTACATTAGTTGATTTAACGGTAGTTTTAACAACCTGATTACGATTATATTGTCTAACTAATTTACCATTACGAAGATAAGATTTAACTCCTACAACTCCTAATAGACCAGTACCGAGAATTGCGCCACCAAGTAATAAGTTATTACGTTTACCTTTTTTCTTACTAAATGTAGTTACATCTGATATTAGAAACATATTAGTTAGCAAATCTCCCTGTTCCAGATGGTTTAGTATTACGACTCCATAGATTTTTTCTCGACCACCAATTAGCCGAAAACTTATCATCCTTAGTTAATTGACCACTTTTATTCTTAATGCCGCCACTTCTAGCTAAGTAATTTTTACGAGCTTCTGGTGAGTAATTATGTCCGTATCCGATTGCGCCGAATCTAATTACTTTGTATTTTTTCTTACCATCAACTAATTTACTAGCTAATACTATTTTCTTATGCACGCCATCGTTCGCTGCGATTGGCTTATTAGGTGTTAATGTTCTACCATCACGTAACTTTCTCTTACGTTTATCTTTACTTCCTTTGTTTCTCGCAAATGTAGCTAGTTTATTAACAGAAGTATAATAAGCATCTGTATCTATAACTTCACGTCTAGCTATTAATTTCGCTATTCTACTTCTAGCTTTTTTTCTACTTTTACTTGTTAATTGAGAATAACCGCGTTTAGGTTTAACTCCTATTGTTTTATAAAGATCATTACTTAATGAATCATTTATAATTTTATCTGCTTTCTTTACACCATACTTTTCAGCTAATCTTCTTCTACTAGCTTGTTGTAATAGAAATACACGCTCTTGTATTTTCTTACTTCTTTGTTTCTTAATTTCTTTTAACCATTTAGCAGCTTGTTGACTATCACCAGCTAATTCTTCTAATTTTTTATAGTTTTTTAAATCATCATAAGTAATTTGTTTGTATTCATTACCTATGTTACCCGATGCTACTATTTTATCTGGTTTTATTGGTTTAGCTTTTAAATTACTATTTTTTTGTCTTATATCTCTAACTTGCTTTTTAAATGCAGTTCTACCAACTTGTTCTGCATTTACATTAGGCTTTGATAACTCTGTAGGTAAATTATTATCAGATAGTATAGTTTCGGGATTGTTAATTTTATTCTTTAAATCCTTTAACTTCTCTATTTCATTTTGTAGCTCTTTCTGTTTTTTATTAACTGTTTGAGTAGGTATTGGTGTGTTAGGTTTAGGTACATTAATAGAAGATTTAATACCTTTACCTTTTAAAGCAAGGTAACTTAATCCTCCTAATAATGCAGTTCCTAATACAGAATTACGAATTATAGAGTTACGTTGTTTACGTTTAACTTTATCCTTATCACCTTTACCTCGTGCGAAGTTAGCCAGATCATTGATTAGAGTTATCATAGTTAAAGTTGTTTAAGTTATCTATCATGTATATTCCTAAGTCTAAATGGTATAGGTTAAGTAAGTCATTACAAAAGAGAATTAGAACTAGAGAATCTAAAGTTAAAAATGTTAGTAGAGATAAAGTATTGCAGAAGTTATATAAACAAGTTAAATAGAGTTATTTATTCTTACGTTTAGTTAACTTCTTATAAACTGCATAACTTCCACCTGCTGCTAATGCTCCAATTGCAGCACCTCCTAATAGACGTGATTTAATGATTTTATTACTTGCGTTATAAGCATCATTTTTAAGTTGTTTAGTTATAGTACGTCTAACATTAGATTGCGATTTACCTCTATCTTTAGCTTGTTTAGTAAACTGCTCAATTAACTTATTCGGACGTTCCATAACTTCACGTAACTCATCATCGTTTATCTTAGCTCCCGTATCTCGTTTAGCTTGATATGTAAGTACCGCTACTTTCTTAGCTTCATCTACAATACGTTTACCTGATTTAACATCATTACGATAATCATTAGCAATAAGTTCAGTTAGTTTACGTCGTTTATCCCTTATGTCTAAATTACTTACACCTAACTCACGTTTTCGTTGTTCAGTTAATGATTTAAGTCCAATCATATTAACTCCACTTCCTACAATTGCACCAAGTCCACCTACTGTACCTATGTTAACTAATCTAAGTTTACGCTTCTTCTTGTCTTTAGAACCTAGTTTACGTGCCATGTTATTTGAGCCTATTACGTTGTTTCTTTGCTCGTTGATTAGCTAAGTAACCCATTGTAATTCCAGTTCCTATAGCTGCTCCTGCTAATGGTGTTGCAACTTTAAGTAATCTAGTTGCATTTCTAGTTTTATTAATAGCATTCTTATATTGATTTATTACATCATCATTCATTGCACTGAGTCTAACGTCATTCATTAAAGTAGGTTTACGTGCAATTGCATCATCTAAATTATTTTGAGCTAACTTAATATTTGCATCAAATCTTTTAGTTAATTTTCTACTTACACCATATCCAATTGTCCCACCTACCGCAGATCCCGCTATTGCGTAGTTCCTTGTTTTCTTACGTTCATTAATTAGATCACTTCTAGTTAAACCAAATTGATTGCGTCGTTTAACTTTATCTTTACTACCAATACGTCTAGCCATATTATTTCCCTTTGTTACGTTTATATGAGGTTACTTTAACTATTTTACCCGATTTAGATTTGCGATTGTATGATTTAACATTACCAAGTGATTCCATTGTTTTCTTACCTAAATAAGCAGTTGCTAATCCACCAGCACCTAATATTCCTAATCCTGCTGCTACACGACTCTTATTTGCTCCCATTAATCTAGCAGCACCTTTAATATAATTACCTTTACCATATCTATTTAATGTATCCCGAACTGCTGCGAACCTATTACCGAATACTTTAACCTTCTTAGATGATTTAAGGGCTAAATCATCATCATCTGGTATGAAATTCTTGTCGAAGTATCTATCAGATCCGCCCACATATAAACTTCTACCCTTCGATCCTGTCATACCCGCATACATATTAGGTAGTAATTTAGGATCATCTATTGCTGATAATGTCTCACCAGTTATACCACGATACATACCCCGTTGTATTTTTCGGTATAATACATTACTTACAGTTCCGCCCATGTTAACTTTAGTATTTTTATGCGCTCCAGTTAGGTGAATATAGTTTTTAGATTTATCTATGAAGTCGGTATTATTAACTGCTTTACTAGCACCAGTTCCACCGTAATTAGGATCTAGATAACCACCATTCTTCAATATAGATTTAGCATTTTTTCTACTTGTACTATGTGATTCAAGTCTGACACCTAATGCTCTTGGAATGCCGGATCTAATAGTTTGTTGTCCTAATAATGCCGTACCTGTTCCATATAATCCAGCTTTAATATAGTTAGGTTGATTACGATTATCTTTTTTCTTACCCATAATAAAAATGACGATAGTTTATTACTACCATCATTATAAGTGTTATTTGCTTCGCTGTTAATGTCAGTTTTCTATCTTAATGCACGTCCAGTTTTTGTGATGTTTAATTTTACCCTTCATTACTTTAATTAAACAACTACCATCTAGACCATGTGATTCTCGGAGATGAACTAATCCATAACAACATAACTGTTCATTAGTTATTAAGTTAGTTAATAGGTAACGTTTATTAACTACTTGTTGCCAACTCTTTTTAGCATCATTGATTAACTTATCTTCAGCTAACTTAGCAGCTTTATCAGCTAATAACTTATCTCTTGTTTCCTCTGATTCATTAGCTCTAACACAACTCCAACCGTTAATTTTGCGACCATAACGAGGACTATTTGGATTCATTAATGGGTACACCGCTTTAGCATTTAATCCAGTTTCTTCAGTTAAATCTTCCATACCGTAACGACAGAAACTAACACCTTCAGGTGTTGTCAATATGAAGCGTTCAGCATCTGGTAGATATTGTTTAATAATTGGTTCTGCATTAATATCTCTAACTTGATAACCGTTAATTAAATTAGCGTTATTAATGTGATGTGATATTGTCTTCTGACATATATCTAATTTAAGTTGTTCTTTAATAGCATCAATACCATAAGAACAAAAACTGTAGTTATCTTTATTTAAACTAATACATTCGTATTTGTTAACGTAATCTAAATATGTTTTATCTACAGTTACATAATCATCATTAAGTGATTTAACTTTATAACCTTTATGATTAGTCATCTTATTACGAGCAACTTTAATTAAACTACTTACATCTAAATCTAGTTGTTGTAAGTGAGTTACACCGTAAGTACAATACTCAATTCCATCTGGTGTAGTTATTAAGTAACGACGATTTCTAACTAAACTATTACCTCGTTTTAATTTAGCTTCAGAGGTATTGTTTTTTAATCTAGCAGAAATTAAAGTGCTACCTAACATAGAAGCTCGATAACTTTTATTCTGCCAACGACTCGTCATCGTTCTTTTTAAATACTCTTTACCTTCAGGTGTTAGAAAACAACCTTTACCACCATTTAATACGTTATAACCGTTAGGTGTTAAAGCATTATATTCTTTAATAAAATAAACTTCAGTTTTATCAATTTCTGACTGATCTGTTGTTTCTAAAGTTTTAATAATTTCAATTTTAAATTTATCTACACCATATTTCTTAATTGCTTTTGATAATAAACTTTTAGTTCCAACATAATTACCGGCTCTAATATGTTCTGACCAACGCTTTTCAATTGTCCTATTTGTTTGTCCAACATATTTTTTATCATTAATTGAGTTTGTCACCAAATAAATAAATTGTGGCATAATAATCTCATTTACGTCATAAGATCATTATACCACAACTTAAACTCGGTCTAGTTAGAAATAGGGAATTATTATCTAACTACTTGAGCATACAGATTCTTGGGAGAATAAATTACTGGTAAAACCATTGATCATTTTGTTACCACGTAAGCTCTTTATCCTACGTATCAGTAGTTTCATGTGTTATATCTACTGTTCAGACTATATCATCATCCACTTGGGATGTTCGGCACTCGTGGGTTTGTTACTGTCCGGTCTGGACTCGAAACCTAGTCGTTGAACCTTCAAAACCATTCCTGGTTAAGCTTGGCTGCTGATTGTCCACTTCTGGAGTTTCCAGCAATTCACCGAATTTTTACTACTTAATTACTTAAATAGGCGACTACAAAAAGTTTCAATCGCTTGCAAAACATCGTTGATAGGCACAGTTGTCTTCTCATAAACACGTACCATTACAGGAGATTCAGTACCTGTTAATACACCATCTTTAACAACTTTCTGTTCTTCAGGAGTACCAATAGCTTGCTCACCCATTCCATCCTTGAGGAATACGAAGCAATTCTCATTAAGGAATCGAGCATTACTGATGTAGCTATCAATAGTATTAGTATTACCAGAGTAGGTATTATCTACTTGATAGAGCTCATCATAATCCTTAATAGGAGGTAGGTTATTAGAAGCCATTACCTCTTGTAACATTGGGAAGCTAACAGAACCTACTTGTGCAAATCCAACTGATTGTCTAGCACGAGCAATAGTAGATGCTTGTTTCTGAAGATCACGCAATGCAGTATTACTCATTACGATGAGATCAGGCTTGTAACCATTAGTATTGACATAAGTAGTTACAGCATCTTCTAAGTTAGCGATACCATCAGCATTAGCGTAGTCAGTCCACTTGTTCAACTTAGGAGATGCAGTGTTACCAGTAGCAACAAGAGCATCAGGGAAGTGGTTATAACTAGCACCAGGACGACGGAAATCAATTGTCCATGCAACCTTAGTAATTGCATCAGATACACTCAATTGACCAGTCTGAACAACTTGCCAAGCCATGCTAGTAAGTCTATCAGCATGAGATTGGACGATCCCCTCAATGTGACCATAGAGATACTTAACGAGCATATCGTTAGTACCCTTAATGACGGAGTTATCAGTTAACTTCATGGTCATAACACTAGCGCGTTTATAGGCAGCTTCTTCCATTGCCTTACGCATCTGTTTCTGAGTTACTTCATCGAATGAATAGCTATTACCTAACTTAGCTAGTTGACCGATTACTCGACGGAAACCACCATGAGAGATAACTGGAGGTTCAGCACCAGGAGCAATAAAGTTCGCAACTGGTGTGAGACGTTCACTTACGTATGCTAGGAACTCATCGTCCTCATACGTCTTAATAGGCATGAATTGATCAATAAGTTTAGTTCTCTGACGCAGACGAGCAATAGTATCGTCTACTAGAGTTTCGGCAACTTTAGCTGGCAACTTATCGGTAAGAAAATTAGAAACTGAACCCATAGTAAGAAAAAAGTAGGATAGTGGGCGCGATAACATACATCATTAACATACGTCATTAACGCCCGGTTAGTTAGAATTTGTAAGCGAAATTGATGCCAGGGAATCGTCTAGCAATATCACCATCGAAGTATGGTAGATACTGGATACGAACACCATTAGCAATAGTATAGAGAGCTAGATCCTTAGCTGTTGCAACAGTATAATCAACTGCATGAACATGAAGTCCTACAATTGCATTAACTCTAACACCGATATTAGTACCAATAGGTAGAGCTACACTTGCGTTACCAGTTAATGTAATAACACCAGTTGTGTAATCAATAGATGCAATAGTACCAACAGCAGTTGCATTAGGAACTAGAGTTGCACTAGATAATGCAGCACTAGTTACAGTACCAGCAGTTGTAATGGCGCGGTTAGTAAGTCCATCAACTGCAAAGATAAATACCTTGTTAGTAATAGATGCTGCACGAACTAAATCAGATAATCCAGCAGTAGCATTAATAGCAGTAGCAACTTCACTAGCAGTAGTTGTAGTATTGTTAGTTGTTGCAGTTGCAGTTGCAGTTAAACCTTCTACAGTAACAGTTACAGTTTGAGCAGCAGTTACAGTAGTGATAGTTAGCGTAGAATATGGTTCAACTACAGTTAATACATCACCAGCAACAAAGATATTAGTTGGAGATGCAGTTACAGTTGCAGCACCAGTAGCAGTTACAGCAGTTAACTTAGTACGAGGTAGGAAGCGCAGTACGTTACCTACTTGAGCAACAAATAGTCCAGCAGGAACTTGTTTGCGAGCTTCAGTATTAAGACTAATGT